ATCCTGCTGCATGGTGCGCTGCTGCCCGGGCGCAAACTCGGTTGTCTCGGTGACACCTTCACGCTGCTGCGAGGTGAAGAAGTTTGCCATCTCTGCCACGGTGGAGATTTCCTCATTGAGTGTGTCACCCATCGCCTGCTCCATATACCACCGTGCCTCGCTCCATGACTCAGCCTTGATGACCCGCCCATCTGGGAAAGTGAGCGTGTGGGTGTCACCCTCTTGGGAATACTTGGGTGCGAGGCTGCGGGTAAGCAGCGTGTCGAACTGCTGCGTTGCCAGTTCTGCCGGGGCACTCTTAGCTGCCGCTGCTGCAATGGCAGGATCACGACGCAAGTAGGCATCCCGCAACGCAGCCTGCGCACCCTCCATGTCGCCTTTGTTGGCGAGGTCGATCACACTCACACGGTCTGCCTCGGGCAACCCGAACTGCTGCAACAGACTGTCCTGCTTCAGCATCTCTGCTGCACCTGTAACATCGTTGTATGCTGCTGCCCCCACACCGATAAGGACGAGGGGCAGAGTGCCAAGGGCAACGTCTGCTCTGCCCTCAGACCATTGCGCCCACTCCTGCGTCCAGTCGAGTTCTGGAATGTCCTCGTTGAGCCGTGTGGCAATCTCCTGCACCACGGGGGTGGAGAGGTCCTGCAACCCTTCCTGCACGTTCTCGAACACAAAGCCTTCTGCTGCCCTCACACCCATGCGTTTGAGCACACTGTTCATCACCCCACCACCTATGAGGTTGCGCAGGGATGGCAGCTTGTCGGTAAGGAAGTCCACCTCCAGTTTGTCCAGTCCTGCCATGACCGCACCGGAGACACCGGAGATGGCAATGGCTGCACTGGGTTTCATGGTGGGGTACTGCACCCGTAGCTTGTCATACTCCATGCCCGAGTAGGCTTGAGCGGCGACGAGCACACCACCGGGACCCATGGCGGATGCCGGGAGGATGGCGAGGCTGGAACCGATGGCAGAGGCAAACACGTTTTTGACTGGATCGGTGCTCACTGCTGCCTGTTCGATCTGCCGTGTGATCTGGGTCTGCCGTTGCACACGATTGAGTTCAGAGTTGAGCATCCGCTTCTCCTCGGGGGTGGGTTGGCGTTTTACCAAACCTGCATCCGGTTTGACACTCTGCATTTCAGCAGGTGTCGAGGACTGCTGCATTGTCTTGAGCAGCGAGTTTTGCACAAACTCCCGTGCTGCTTCAGGGGTGGTGATCGGTTCTGCTGGGAGGAACGTCTCATCTGCTTGGAACCCGCCACGCACTGCTGCAACGGTGGAATCCATTATGGCACTGCCCTGCCCTGCGAAGGCACCACCGAGTAGCCGAGAGAATGCCTCACCCGTCTGTTGCCAGAACGTCCAGTCCTTGTCTGCCCCCTCCCCGGTTGCCTGCGCACCCTCCATGATGGAGGCGAGGACGAGAGGACGGTCTTGGGGTGGGAGATCAACGATGGCATCCATGATGCGTTGCTCGGTGCCATCGGTTGCACCCTCACCGCTCATCAACTGTTTGAGTGCTTTCACCGCACCTGCCACCACGGGCTTGTAAGGTTCGATCCGAGCTTTGACTTTGCCATAGGCGACCGAGAAAGCCCAATGTGCATCCTCAGTTGGTGCCTTGCCTGCTGTGCTTGCTTTCCACTTTTGGTAATCACCTACACTGTCGTTGGTGCCGAGGGCTGCGGAGGTGATGGCAAGACGCATTGCCTCACCGCTCACCTCCTCCGCTTCGACCTGCTTTTTCACATGACCTTGCGCCATGCCGTAGAACCCTGCTGTGTCGGCAACTCGTTTGCCCCACACCTTCTGCGAGTATCCGCCCATCCACTCATTGTAATTCGCCTGCACCTCATCAATTGACTTGCCCAAATCTGGGTTGGGCGCAGTCGCCGTCACCTGCTTCATGGACGGGGCAAACTCATCCACCATCTTCACGTCCATGAAGATGCTGCGATACTTCGCATCAAGCTCACGCTGCTTTGCCTCCTGTACCGGGAACAGGGGCAAACCGAGTTCAGTCTGGTGCCGCTTGTAGTCCTGAAGTGACTTCACCTCCAAGGGATCATACTTGTCAGGGGGTGTGGTGCTCAACCTGTCTGCAAGGCTGAGTGCTGTGTCTTCGTCAAGGATGGGCATAATTATCGTGTGGGGAAAAGGTCTGCATTTGCTGGTGTCTCACTGAGACCTTCAGGGAGTTGCAACCCCTCCATGAATTTGCTTGCCCGCTTCACTGGTGGGTTGAAGTCCGGCATCCGAGGGTTGGGGGTGTACTCTTTCTCCACCTCTTTGAGTGCTGAGTTGACTGAATACTGTTGGGCAAAAGTATCCACCCACTCATTCATCTCTTTTGCTGTTTTGCCCTGCTTCTTCATTAAGGCCAAAGCGTTGAGACCTGCCGACAACTTCTGCCGAGCAATCGCTTCCCGCTGGATGTCGATGACAGGTTTGCCTTTAGTGATGCGTTGCCCCTCGGGGACATCGGTGGAGGTAAGTGCTTGGTCTGCCGGGGAGAGTGGGGTGCCGGGGGTGTCTGCGCTGAACCAGTTTTCTTCGGGTGCCACGTAAGGCACTTTGTAATTCCCGAGGAATCCTTCTTGGAAATACCGAGTGAGTTTCTGTTTTGCTAAATCCACTCCACCCTCGGACTCTTCCTCTTGCCTGCGCTCTGCAATCATGCGGACAAGTTGATCCTTGAAGGTGCCTTTGAACCTTACCTCCACAAAATTTTCCAGTTTGGCAAGACGCAAAGCATCTCGGTCTTTGTTCCCAGATGGGGTGTAATTGTTAATTTTTGCAGCTACCCCCATCCACTCTTGGTCATTGTTTGGCGCACCTTTTACCAGAGTCTCCTTGAACACTTCTTTATCCGCTGGGGTAAGATCGGCAAACTCGGGATTATCCAATTGCTCTGGCCTAGTCAGAGTCTTTTCCGCCATCATATTTGTGACTTTCTTGGAAACAAGCGCAGACTTGTCCTCGACCATTTGCGCTGCTTGGAACATCATGTCCTGCTTCTGCCACTCAGGTTTGCTTGCATACTTCCCATCCGGTTTGAGCAATTCCTCCAACTCAGCTTTGGGGTTTGCAGCAATGGCATTGTTGAAAGCCTTCTCTTCCACATCCGCATCAATCTTCAAAAGCAGTTGCTCCTTGTCAGCAACGAGCATTGGGTCATTGATAAAGTGGTTGGTCTGAACAAGTTGCTTAGCTTCCTCGGGTTTGTTTTGATCCATCAAGTTCCCTACCTGCGTGCGTAGGTCCTGAATCTCCGCAGCCTGCACCTGCCGTGCGTTGCTAGACAAAAGCTCCATGCCCTGATCGGGGGTGACGTGCCCACCGTCGATGAGCACACGCACTGGTTCTGCTATGCCTTTCAAATCCCGGTTACGGGTTGCTGTCTCAATCCTCGCCATGGCTGAACCCACCAACCTGCGCTCGTTCTCAGCAAACCCCCCATTCCTTGCCCTTGCCACGGTAAGTGCTTTGGTGCGCTCTGCAAATTGCTGCAATGCCTCCACCGCAGCAGGACTCATGCCCTCGGTGTCGAACTCCGCTGCTGCCATGTGATCCGCTGCCAATGACTCCCACTTGTTTGGGTCATTCTCCTGCGTGAGCTTACCTTGCAACTCCTCCTGCAAGACTGCCAGCTTGGTCTCGTTGTCGAACAGTTTGCGCTTGTCGGTGATGTCCTGGTTGCGAATCTGCAACTCCTGCAATGCGCTCGTTGCCTGCTGTGCTCCTTTGGCAATAGCCTGCACTCCACTAGACACATCTTCCTGCACGTAGCGTGGTCCCTGCCCAACTGCCCGATTCAAGTCGGAAAGTGCTCGGTCTGCGTCTGAGAAATTCAAACGGATGCCCCCACCTGTCAACCTGCGACGGGGGGAGAAGTCTGCATTTATCTCTGGATTCCTGCGTGGGATTCGGATCATATTGGGTAATTAGGCAGGGGTTATTTTGTCGAGGCTGCACGGGAGGCTGCACGGGAAGAACCCACGGTGTATGCCCCTGCTGCGGAACCGACAGAACCAATGACCTGCCCAACTGCCGCAAGGTTGGCTTGTCTGCGTGCTGCCCGTCCCGCACTCCGCTCAATGTCTGCTTGGGTCATCTTGTTGCGAGCACCAATCTGAGCCGCGACACCCGAGACCTTCGCCGCATTTTTGGAAATGGCATACTGCATGTTTGCTGCCCCGGCGATCCGCCCAGCGTTCGCCCTCTCAACTCCAGCTTCCCACCGAGACTTGGTGCTCTCTACGTTGGTGAGGTATTGCTGGTCAATAATGTTCGCCTCCTCCAGCATGGCAGACTCAGCCAACACTGCGAGGGGTGTCCCTGTTGTGCCTACCACCCCTGCCCCGGCAAAGACACCCCCGGTCTCAGCCAAACGCTGCCTTGCCTCTTCCCGTGCCCTGCGTTGCTCTTCCCTGCTACGTGCCTCGTTTGCTAGAGTCTCCTGGTCGATGGCGGATGCGTTGGCGTTTGCCGCTGCTGCTTCAGCCATCATCGCAGACCTCTCTGCTGCTGCCTGCTGCATGGTGATTTGCTCCTGCATCCGGCCAATGGCTAACTGTTGCCGTGCTTCTTGGTTGGCAAGATCCGCATTAAGGTTTGCGACACGCTGTGCCTCCTTGCCCTGCTGGTAAGTGGCGACTGCACCCACCACACCCGCCACAACAGTTGCGGTCATGAACGTGTATGTGAAGAACATGGTGCCCAAGGGCAGATGGAGGAGATGTTCAATCATTGGAGCAGGGGGTTGTCGTTGGGGAAGATGTTCTCACGCACCATCTCGTTTGGGTCTGCGTGGTCGCACCGATGAAAGGTAGTCCATAGCGTGTCTTCACGCACAAAAATTAAACGCCTTGTCCCTGGTTCCGTGATGGAGGTGAAATGCCCACCTGGAGCATCAATTGCTTGGATGTGCTTCACGGTGCCGTCGAGTTCGTTGAACACGCTCACGTTGCCGTAGGAGATGACGAACGGGTGCCAGTGTTTGTGCCGCTCAGTGGTGATGATGCTAGGTGCCCGAAGCAATGCTTGCCGAACCAAGAACCCAGGAAAAGCGTAGTGCTCAACCTCGTAGTTTTCGATTTGGTCCATCTGAGCGAGGGCAAACTCAGCAGCATTGATTACCCCATGCTCCCGCACATGCTCTTCCGAGATGCCGAGTGCCTGCAATCCGCGCAGCACCAAGTCTCGATCACTTTCCTGTTCAACCAAAGTACTCATTTTTGTAGATAATGGCGAGGACGTTAACTGGCAAGGGCAGAGATGACCGCAAAGTGAGGTTGGTTTCCCACCAATGTCTTGCCACATTCGTGACCTCAAACTTCGTTGGACGGGTGACCCGTTGTGCAATGTTGGCAACATCACCCAGACCCTCTCCATACCATTGCCCTGTCCCCTCATCGGGGTCCGCATGATACTCCATGCCATTGGACTGCTGGGTGATGACAGTGATCTTGCTTACCCGCTGTTTCTTGTCTTGTGAGCTACCGTCCTGGAGTTGCAGGTCCAGCCAGTTGCCTTGGAGTTTGGCAGTGAACGGCAACCCAACACGCACTGTGGATGCTGCCACCGGGAGGGTGATTGCTCCTGCCGAAACCGTAGCAGTCCGCACAATGCCGTCCGCAAGCACCACCACACTCTTGCCTTCGAGGTGGTCGAGACCTGCCACTGCCGTGGACGCCGGGGAGTTGGTGATGAGCACCGAGGAGTCGCAGTAGCAAAGCTCATTGATTGTCCCCTCAAAGCGATATCGGGCAGTGTCCTTGTGCAGTGCTTCGACATACCGCACATCCTGCCCATTGATCGTCCGTTTCACCACCACCCACACCTCGTCGGCATTGAGTTCCCCACCATAGCCCACCGAGACTGACTCGCACGCACCATCCGTGGTGTGCTGTGCCCATGCCACCACACCCTGCCCACGGTCATAAGTGAAGGACATCAAACGCCCATCATTCATCACGCAGTAGAGCACGGTGTCCGGTTGTCGAGAAGCAGCGATCTGTTTGATGCCCGAGTTGAACATGTGCTCGGCAAGCTGGGTCATCTTCTGCTTCACATACTTGTCGTCGCTGAACGAGTAGCTGAACTCCATCACCTGCTGCCTGTCGTTGGCGATGAACACCAGGGCATCTCCGAGGAGCAATGCCGGAATGTTGCAACTGCCCACACGGGTCTCCCGTTCGATGCGAGGTGGGTTGGTGGGGGTAAGGATCTTGCCCTCGCTACCACTGCCGATGGACCATTCCTCAGCCAGTGATCCGGCAGCGAGGATGCGCCCAAAGGACTCCACCCACATAAGTGCATTGCTCTCTCTGCTTGCCGCAACAAACGCAAGTGCTCCATCATCAGAAGTCAACTCGGTGAAATCGAAGAACCCGTCGAACCGGGATGCGCGAATCTTTTCCGACTCATCTTCTGTGCCGATGAGAACGAGTCGTTGCTCATGCACTGTTGCTGCCCTTGGCCAACCCCGGTAGTTCGAGTAGGCACCCTCAGACCACAGAGTAGTGGCAGCAGTGCTCCATACCCCTTTGATGACTTGAGCGTTGACCAATGTTGGGGACTGGTAGCCTGTGATCTTCACCAGACCCGTGACTCGGGAGTTGGCAGCTTCGATTACCCCATAGTCGTTTGCAGTCCCCGCACCATCCCGTACGAACCGCAGACGGGCAAACACCTCCTTGGGTGTGGTGACGTTGGTGGAGATGGTGCGCATGTTGGCAACAGGCTGCACCCAGGAGCGTTCTGTCATCCAGTTGGTTGTGCCGTCATCGCTGAACTCCAGATGCACCGTGCCTTTCCAAGCAGTGCCATAGATGAAGATGTCCAACCTGCCGTTGACCCGCAACGCATCCCCTGTGCCGGAGGCAGCAAAAGATAATTTCTCGGTGCTCTGGTCCCTGCGGTGGGCAATCTGCATGTAGCCCCCTACCATTCCGGGGTCGAAGAACTTGAGCGAACTGGTGAGAGTGATGGCACCCGTGGTGCCCGATGCAGCCATAGTGTGCGCATTGTCGATGTTCTCATCGCGCATGGGTGGTTGATCCCACGTCACCGGACCCACTTTCCAAGCAGTGTCGGCAAACCGTTCCAAGAGCAGTGTCTCACGGTTGGGGTGCAGCAACCACACCTGATCGTTGATTGCCACCGGGTTGACCTCGAATGCTTCTTCGATGGTGTAGGGCAATGCGAGTTCCAACGGGTAAGCTGCTGCGACGAGACGGTTTGCTGCCAGATCGGTTGCAAAGGTGCCACTGGTATGATCGGTGAGGACGAGGTATGAGAGACCTGCGTTGACCACATACTCGCCTGCTGTGTAGTTGGTGCTTGTGACCCACAGAAACACGTTGGAGAGTTTCTGCCAATATGGTGCCCCACCATCTGTTCCTGGTTGGGTAGTCGATGCCGTGACGTGATCGGCAATGCAGACGTAGAGTGCAGCCGGGGTGCCACTGCTTACGATAGTGCTGATTGAATAGGTGGGGGAGGAAGTCCAGGTGGCAACACTACCCCACCCAATAAAAGGCGCATCCCCAGAAGTATCTGCCAAGGTTAGATAAGTGCCAGTTGTTTTGCTTACTAAGAACCGGACTACTTGGTTTCCATAAAACACCCAATCTCCGACTGCCCTTAACGTAGTTGTACCAGACCAAGCAATGATTCCAGCGAGGGCAGACCAAGGTGATCCAACATCAAGAGGTTCATTGGTGGTGCTACTAGTATGGTTGGCGTTGCATATGTAAACTGTGCTGCCCACTTTTACTGCATCTCCAGCAACATAGACTTTGGCAGTGTTGACATGGTTGGGTGGAATGCTGATGTTTTCCCACCGTGTTGCCCAGTTTGCCCCTACCCCCGGCTCAGTTGCTGCTGCGGATGTGTGAGCTACAGTGCAACGAAACATTCGGTAGTTGCCAGCCGCCACGTTGAACACTTTGTCCCCAACAGAATACCCAGTTGCCGTGCTCCACGAAGATGGGGATACTATAGCCCAGTTCGTGCTCACAAATGACGCACCTGATGTGTGCGCAGTGCGGCATACATATATAGCACTGAAAACAACCACAATGTCCCCAACCACGTATGCAGTCGATGCAGCCCACTTCTCAATGTTGGTCGTCGTCCACGAAGCAGATGGGGGTTGGTTGCCTCCGCTCGGAGTGTGCGTTGATGCTGCTCGGTAGAGCACGTTCGACTGGTACACCGGAGTGCCAATCTCATACTGCGTGGTGGTGCCACTCCACACACTGTTGCCTCCCACGGGCAGATGCACCCTCGCCCGATCCTCCCAGAACCGCACATCACCCGCTCCAAGCTCAAGCTGGAACCGAGTGTTGACCGAATAGTTAAACGGACGCAGGCACGCAGGCTCAGAGTTCTTCGTGCGACCAAGGAACTCAAACCCCGCACGTTTGAAAGCGGCACCCGAGTCACGGGGGATGAAGTTGTCGAGGATCCGGCAACCCGCTGCTGCCTTCTCCAAGTCCAGCCTCGCAGCCAGATTGGGCGACATGATGCCCGAGTTGAACGAGATTTTTTGTTGGGAGGTCTGGGGCATGGTTAGGCGTATTGTCGGGCCATAGCAGACGTAGGACCCTGGGTTCGATCTATCAGGTTGTCACGGTGCTCAAACACGTTGGACATGAGGGCTGCATTCAACTCCTCTTGGTAGAGTGCTTGCATGTCACCCCGGCGAGACATTGCACCTGTGACGGGCATTGCCAACTCTGCTGCCAGCATAGCTGCGAACAGGTTGTTAAACACGGTGTCAAAGTTCGCTTCATCCGTCCCCCCATTCTGCTTTTGGGTGTAGGTGACGTCAACCTGCTCCAGGTTGCAGAAGATGTGTCTCCCTTCGAGGACGAAGAACTGGTGAGGACGACTCACTTCATACCCCTCCACCGTGCGAAGAGCGAGGCAGTCATCGGGCAGTGCAATCTTGTATTCCCATGTGTGGATCGGGGAAAGGTGGAAACTGCCCAAGGTCAACAACGCTGTGAACTTCGAGTCATCGCAGGTGAAGTTGTGTGCATCGATCCTGGTGATGACATAACTGCCATCTGCACCAGTGCCTTTGAGCACTACCTTGTCCCCGGTCTGCGCTCCATGATTGTTTGCTTGCACTTGGATGAGGTCTGCGGAGCCACTGTCCAGCAAAGCATCCATCGGATGAAACACTGCTTTGAGCGTGACCGACTTCCGTGCAAAGTTCCACCGATACTTCCGCACCAACGTGTCGAGTGTGGGTTGGTAGAGTCGAGTGCAAGCCTGCGCTGCTGGCATGGCTGCGTTGAGGGCAGCGATCGGTGGTTCCCCCAGCTTATCCAGGGCAAGGTTGCAGAGTTCGAGTTGGGTCATGGCGATGAGTGTAAAGGAAAAGGGGCAGAACCGCAACAGCAGTTCTGCCCCCTCAGAGCAACCCTAGACCGAAAGGGCTTAGTCGTGTTTGAACACAGCGAACACCAGTTCCAGCACGATCACATCCCCGGCAGCAACACCCTCCACGTTGGAGAGAAGCAGCTGGAGATAGTCGGACTTAATCAACTGGGGCACCACGTTGCCGGATGGACGGGCAAACACCACTGAGTTGTTGTCGATTGAAGCAGCAGCAGTCAATGCAGTGGCAGTGCCAGCCACATTGACTTCACGCAGCACGAAGTCGAGGTCTGCATCACCCGCTCCTGTGTTGCTGGCACGGGAAAGTTCAGGGATGAGGAACCCTTCGATCTGTGGGTAGCACAGTTCAATGGTGTCCGTGTTCGCCTCAGTGCCGAGGAGCGTGTAGGGGATGCGGACGACTTTGAGACCACCCACGATTTCCCGCACAGACTGATCTGCGTGGAGAGAGATGTCCCGGTTCTGCTGGTTCGTGAAGATTGGAGATTTGATTGAAGCCATAATGCTGAGGAGTTAGGTTTTGCTGTTTGTGAGTTGCCCCGCACCAGGGTTTCCAGTGCGGGGCAGTTAGGGTTATGGCGACTCGTCGCAGAAGATTTCGAGGACCCTCTCCTCGTAGCGGCGCATGAAACCCCATTGGCCATAGCTGGAGATGAGGCGAGCGTGCTCTTGATCGGGCAGCACGTCGATCATCACTTCCATCTTAGATGGTGAAGCGTAGATACCCCGGCGACTCCAAGCAAGGCAGGTGCGAACATCGGTGCCTGCGTTGAGGGCAAGACGGGTGGAGATGATGACTGTGAAGCCGAACAATTTGTTGGTCTTACCGGACAACCAATCCCCGATCATCAAAGCATAAGCGGTGTTTGGCGCAGCTTTAACGAACTGGAATAGGTCTTCCTTCTGCTTGGGTCCAATGGCGAGCACGAACTCTTCGTTGGTGACGCTGAGTTGCTTATCCTCGAACCGCTTGATAGCAGCCTGGAGCTTGTCAGGTGTCAGACCAGAGTTGGCAGGGGAACCGGACGGCACGTAGTTGACTGCAACCTTCTGCTCGTTGGGCAGGACAATCGGTGTCACATAGGGGTCCGCACCACCATAGACAGTGCCAGAAGCGGCTTCGATTAAACCATCATCCATTGAACGCTGGAAGGCGTAGCGCATTTCCACTTGAATCTCCGAGGTAGGCTCACCGAGCATCCCAAGAAGCTGGTTGTCACCACGGTCAAAGATGATGTGGCAGGAGAAGTCCTGGCGACTCATCTTCCGCTTTTTGGCAGTAGCCTCTTGCGAGATGGTCTTTTGGAGACGACCACGCTTTTTGACGAATTGCACTTGGTCGAGGTCGGTATAGACCTTTTCCTTGCCCTCAAACTCGTCAATGGTCACACGGTCTGCGAGAAGCGCGGTTTCTTGCTGGACGGTGTGTTCCCAAATCGCGGAGAACGCTCGGATGTAGTTCTGCGGAATGGTAAGGTTGCAGAACACACCGGGAGTATGCTCGGACCACGGGACGGCAGCAGACGATCCCACAAACAGGACGACGGCAGAGGCGTAGAGATTCCCTGAAACAGCCAACAGAGTGGCGCAAAGGGCGGACAGGATTAGGAGGGAACGGTTGAGACCTTTCATGGCACAATATGGGTATGGGTTTGGATAGGAGGGTTAGTCCTGCCGTGCCATAGTCCGCGATTGCGGGTGTCATGCAGTCCTGGGTGATCCGGTTGGTGCTAATGGGAATCCTTTCGGGCCACACCAACTTTCTCTGTCAGATTCCAGTGTGAGGGCAATTCTGAAGAATGCAACAAAAAAATTGCCCACCCCGGTTAAGAGGTGGGCAACTCACCATGAGCTACATCGAATTGCCCCCACTACGAGGCACCTCGAAGGCTATCAGATCACTTGAAGCCGTCAAGCACCTTCTGCTTCACGGCAGCGTGGTTGGGGTGACGTGGGTTGTGGAATGCCTCGTAATCTGGGTTGCTCTTGTTGGTCACGATGTCGTTCGACATGGACGTGGGTGAGAGCTTGTTCTCGAACTGCTCCTTCGCCACCATCGTGTCTGGGTTCAACTTCTTCGCAAACGCAGCCAGTGCCACCACCAACTTGGGTTCGAGGAAGTTCACCAACTTGGGGTCGATGGAATGATCCAAAGTCAGCAGCATCCGCTGGGCATCAACCAACTCTGCTTCCTTCTTGTTGCCCCATGCCTCGTTAAACAACTTGTCCCGCTCGGCAATGAAGGTCCTGCCTTCCTCACGCTCTTTGTCGTCGTAGTCTTTGGAGATGCCCAAACGCCATTCAGCTAATGCCGCTGCCTGCGTCTTGGTGAGACCCAGTTCCGCAGCCTTAGCAGCAAATGCTTTGACCTCCTCCTCGTTGTAGAAGTTGCCGAGTTCACCATCGGGCTTCTTCAACTCGTAGGCATCAGGGGAATCAGGCACTCCCTGGACCTTGCGGAAAGCAGCAAGTTCTTCTGGAGTTGCGCCTTCGCCGGGGACTTTGACATACCCTTCCATCTTGCCACTCGCCAACTGTTTGGTGTGGATCAAAGACTTCACCAGTGATGGCAGGTCTTTGTAGTTCGCGGCAGTTGGGCGCATCTCTTCGGGCAGTTTGTCCTGCCATCCTGGAGTGAAGGCGAGGTCCTCCCCGAGCAGAGATGGTGGTGGGTCACTTGGTGGTGGGTCCGCCGGAGGTGGATCACCTTCTTGGTTTTGCTGCTCCCATTGGTTGTGCCATTTGATTGGCAGTAGAGAAAGGGAGATTGGGTTGTATCGTTTCATGCTGTTGTCGGTCTGGGTCTAGGGTTGCTTGAGGATTAGCCTACCGTGTTCTGGTAGAGTGCATTGTAGGCTTCTGGGTGGTTGTCTTTGAACCACTTCTTCACTGCCGGGGTTTTATCCCCGTCTTGGATGGTGGCAAGCTCGGGTGGGTAAGGGGGGATGACGACACCCCGCACGATGCGTGCGTTGGGGTCAACCTCCTTCTCAGCCTCGGGTTCCTTCACCTTCGCCTGTTTGGTTGCTGGTTTGACATCACCGATGAGATCCTCATCAGTCACTCGGGTTTTCGCAACCTTCTTGGCTGCGACCTTCTTTGCTGCTGCTTTTTTAGCCATTGCGTTTGGTCTTCTTGGTGGGTTGTTCTGGTGGTGCCGGGGGATTCCCCGAGTATCGAAACAGTAAAGCTGAGACCTCTCTGCGTCCGTCCCTCATGCCGACTACCGCAGGATCGTTGTTGTCCCCTTCACGCACGCTCGGTGCCATCGGTGGGACGGCATAATTGAGGATGGATAGGAGTTCACGTCCCGAACCCGAGCCGAACGTGTTGCGGCATAACTGCTGCAACCGTGCGACTGGATTGAGTTCGTCTGGGTAGAGGGCAGTGATGACCTCCACCATGGCTGAGTCGAGTGATCCTATCATGCGGTTGCTGCTTCAAGTACTCCAGTGCCTTTGAGCTTGCCTGCTGCGTTCGCTGCCTGTTCCACCATCTGCATCTGCTGCGCCTGCGCCTGCGCCTGCCTGCGTGCTTCCTGGATCTCTGCCAACTCCTCGTTGGTGCGGTGCAGGTGCGACGGGAGACCATTGCCCTGGTCGATGAGCTTCAATGCCTCGGGCACCTTCAGGTCGTCAAACGCAGCCTCACCGATGATCTGCGCCACTCCCAACCTGCGTTGCAGGGATTCGTCGATTGCAGCCTTATGCCTCTGACTGATCGCCAATGCCATCCGACTGGTGAATGCCACCTTGGGGGGCATGATGGTCGCCTCGGTGTCCGAGATCGGGATGAGCATCTTCTCGGGAACCGGGGGGAAGTAACCCTGGCGGAAGAGGATGTTGAAGACACGCATGAGTGCCCTCTCGTAGTGCTCAGTGGACATCAAGGAGAACACCGGGGAAAAGAGGTCGATAGCCTCCTGCCGAATCTCTAAAGCCTCGGTTGCCGTGATTTCCTTTGTGATGTTGCGGAAGGTGCGGAACACGTCGAGGTTGAGTGCTCGTTCGATGTCCTTCCTGCGCATCTGCACTCGGTTCTGCCCCTCAACGTAGGTGCCCTCGCTGCCCCATGTCTTTGGGACTCGGTTGGGATCGGCATAGTAGGTCGGTCCCCCCGGCATCAGGTTCACGTTGCCCTCTTGCTCTACGGGAATGAGCAACCGAGGATTGGCTGCGACATCGGCTAGAAGGTCTAGGCTGCATTGCAAAGAGTTGAGTTGCCGTGCATCCGCCAAGGCTTTGATTGCTGGTGCAATACCAAACGGGGTGTCCGACCACTTCAGGTGCCGGGAGACAATGGAAGGCATGTCTGGGTGCCCACTGTTGCGCACCACCTTTTTGCTGGTGGCATGGATCCACACCGAGGCAATCTCCATGTCTTCAGCGAGTGGGGAATCCGCAATCCGCTCGTCCTCCTGCCGCTTGTAGATGCACAGCACATACTGCTCCTGCGAGGCATCCTCTGGCTTGAGCTTGAATTTCTGAAGCACCGAGTCAGGCACCATGTCCTCGCCGAACTTCTCTACTGCTTGCTTGGGGGTGTAGTTCTTGGTGGCATAAACCCCGTCCACAAACCCCTCTGCATTCTCCGTCATGGAAAAAGTGTTGGGGTCCCAGCGTTGGCAGACGAATGGTTTGTCGATCCCTGGAGGTGCCTCAGTGATGAGCAGATGGCGGGTGCCGAATGCGGCACCGTCGATGACTGCCTCGAAGTCCTCGGCGTGGAAGTTGCTCAGGTTTATCTGCCGCTCCATGATCTGTGACACACGGGAGTGCCACTCAGCCACCTCATCGTCCCCATTGTAGGCATCGTCCGGTAGGACTTGAAACCAGAACGAGTTGGCAGGTGACATCCACGCCTTGATGCCGGATGCGTGCTCCTCCACCGAGTTCATCAGGGTGGAGTCAAACAGACGGGTGTGACGCTGGGTGGATTTGCTGCTGTTGTGGTTCGGCTCAGTGCTGTTGATAGCGTCAACGCTGGGGCGTGCATAGTCACCCAACTGCTTGAAGACGTTCACCATCTGCATCCGCTTGAGTTCCGACTCCTGCCATGCGCGATGGCAGCGGATTCCTAAATCAACGAGGGAGATTTTCATAAAGTAGGATTAGCCGAGGGTGGACTTGGAACCTTGTGCGGTGGCAGCGGGTGCCACTGGTGATGGT